TCGATCCGGAATTGGATACCAATGTTGCAATGACTTTATCATCTGCATATACTTGTGAACTTCCCCCGATGGCTTCAGTTGTAATTTCTTGTGCACCTTCCAGACGCTTCGGTGTAGCGAAAGTCCAGCTACCATCTTCTGCTTGTGTTGCAAGTGCATAATGCACGTTTGTTAAACCAAATGTTACTTTATTACCCATTTAAAAAACCTCCTGTTTAATTTCATAAATTCTGTTGATAGATCCATCTTCATTGACGAATTCTGACAATAAATCATATTCATAGCCCATAAAATATAAGGCTGCTTCTAATCTTTCTTCTAGTGACAAATCTTTCTTCTCAGTAATTAAACTGATTTGAAAAGTGGCAATTTTTGCAATCGATTTGTCATCTGCATAAACAATTGCTCGATTGGTTATTTCCTGATAAATAATGTAATTTGGATCATTTTCTAATCCTACTCTCGTTCCATAGGATACTTTTCCAGGAATGACTGAATTTAATGTACTATATAAAGCTTCTAACTTTTCTTGCATTAACCATCACCCTTTTCAATAATTGATTTGATATCGTCTAGCATCTTTGGAGTAAATATATCGTAGGCTGGTCGCAAGAACGGTCTTGGTCCTACATATTTACCACTTCTGTGTGTGAAACCAAACTCAAGTAAGTGTGTTAGTTTTCCTTTTTCACTTGAAAAAATAACGATGGATTTATTGATTCCACTGCCTTGAGATACAGCAACGAATGAATCAGCAAAAGGTTTTGATCCACCACTTCTTGGTGCATTCGATTTGATATATTTCACAATTTCATTTGCTGTCTCATCAAGTTTTTTTCCAAGTCTAAGAATTACCTCTTGAGCATACTCATCAACCATATCAGATATAGCAAATCCAAGTTCATCAAGCGTAACCAATGATATCACTCTTTCTAATATTGGTTTTACTTAAATAAAGTTCTATGAATTGTCCAACCTGATACGTTCGCTCAATTTTATAGATACTGCCATCAATGTCTGCGTACTGACTTTGATTAAAAAGAAAACTCTGAATTTTAAGTGCCAAGTCTATCTTGATATCAGTACGCTTACTCTCATAATATTCATTCGAAGTGATACTAAAATTAATACCGATGACTTCTTTAGAGGAATGCAATTGAAAGCTGGATGTACCTATTGAGTTTTGTATTTGATTCAGAGTTAACAATTTCAATCTAATATTAGGTGAGTTAGGATACATTTTCATCTGCTCCTTTTGTTAACGCAATTTGTCCCACTAACATGTCAAATGTTTTAGGTAGTTCTTTTGCACTGCCATCATTTTTAAATCCAAAGAATGTCTTTACATAAATAATGATGATCGTACTTACCATTGGGTTTGTTTCGTCATTGATGTAAGAAGGATTGATCCCACAACTCGTCAAGTATGCCTTGCAGCTACTTATGTGAGTGGATAACTCATCGTCAGCATATGTTTCTGACAGTGGTATAAGTAGTGCTTTTTTTACAATGTCTAGTATCGCCATGAGATCAATCCTTTCTTTACGATTCAATGATTAGCTTCAGTTTTTAGGCTGCAGCTTTCTTTTTGATACGAAGGAATCCGTTATAGCCGACTACGTTACCACCAGTAAACACTGATGCTTTGTAGCTGATGATTCCATCTTTGAATTTGTAATCAGTAGACTTACCAATTTCAACTGGTGAGAATACTGGCACTTCGTAGTTCTTAAGTGCACCATACGCGATACCATATTCACCAGCTGTTGTATTGCTATCGGAAATTGCTTTACAATGCGAATTGATGATATAAGGAATGCCGTCAATAGTCTTGTTCACATAATCAATTGTATGAACTTTACGACCTTCTTGCGTCTTAAGACCAGCGAAAGCACGCAAGTCATTCTTATTCAAGATAAGGACTGCTCCACCTTCAATTTCCTCATCTCCACCGTATGCAAAGACAATATCATCAAGTGTGGAATCCGTAATCGCTTCAATTTCAAGAGGAGCTTTATCAGCAAGTGCGACAGCTGCATCACTAAAGATTCCAGTGAAGGTATTCGTTGTTCCTGCACCACGTAAGATTTGTTCGCTAATTTTCTTTTTAAGTGAAATGTTGATATTACGTAACACTTCAGCTTGATAAGGAATCGCTGGTAATTTCTCAAGTTCCTCTGTGATTTCTGTATAAGCAGTAATCTTAACTTTTGAAATTGTCAAATAACCAAATGCTGGTTCTGTTTCACTGTAAGGTTGCCCTTCAAGAGTAGTCCCTGCAATACCATTGCTCTTAACAAATGATTTCTTGTAAGTCTCTCCACCATTTAGATTGATAACATTCACACGATCAACAAGCGATGAAACTTGAGCAAATGGTACTGGTGCTAATCCTGAAGCAGTTTGATCAGGTAGTAAGATTTCTTCACTTGATACTTGAATCACACGACTTTCACGCAAACTTGCTGCACGCTTTTCGAGTTTTTCTTTATCAATTTGAGTGCGGTTATCAATGATGATCGGTTTGATTTCCGCTTTGCTAGCAATCGCCATTTTCTTGTCAATCACACTGCGTTCTTCCTGAAGTTCACTTGTTTCTGTATCAAGTGCTTCAAGTTTTGTAATATCTGTTTCATTATCGACAAGACCTCTGATTTCAGTCAGTCTTGACTCGATTTCTTTTCGTCTTAATTCTAAATTCATAGTTTCTTTCTCCTTTTAGATTTGGGTTTTGATTTTGATACGTTTTTTGATAATGTTTGATTTTTGTTGCTGCTCAGCTAAATCCATAGCCTTTAGTTCTAACTCCATAGATTCTAAAGAACGAGCGTATATACTAGTTGCATCATATGCTGGAGTATCCACAACCGACACATCATACAACCTTTCAATTTTTGTAATAGTTCTCTTTGGAATTCTACCTTCTCGGTTCCATACTTGTTCATCAACCGTAAAGGCAAAACTCATCTTATCCAACAATCCACTTCTTACCATTTTGTAGATGTCTTGATTGGTGTTTGTGTCTAATAATTCAGCACGTACTTTCAAACCGATACTATCTACAGTAAGTGATAGGGATTGATTCTTGGTTCTAGCGATAATTAAAAAGGAGTCCATATGATTGTATTTCATAGGAACATCTTTCATTTTGGTTTCTGATAGTGCTCTTGAATCGATTTCCTCTAAGAACCCATATTCCTCATCACCTATCAATGTTTCATTGTTAAAGACTAATGCATAGCCTTCTAATATCATCTTGTCGTCTTCTTCATGAAGCGTGACATCAGCTAATCTAGTTTCCTTGATCATTTTTTCTGACCTCTACTTTCTTTGTTTTTGGTATGGGTTGTTGATACTCATATTCGAGCTCTGAATCCTTATAGAATAAAGCTTCTAGCTTTTCCTTCTTGCAGTAATCATCAATGATGATTGTCTTCTTCTTTTGGGTTTCCAAGATGACTTTGAGAGCATCTTCAGAGATCTTTCCATTAACTGTTATTTTCATCTTTTGGTTCCTCCGTTCCTACTTGATATTGATTTGCTTTATCGGCATCGACAAAGTTCAGCGATTGAAGTCGTTTGTTACCACCTTCAATAGGTTCCAATCCGAGTAGTGCTCTGGACTCGTTTAGAGACATAATTCCAAGACTCATTAGTTTCTCGATGGCGGCAACTTTGGTATTCCATGAAGCGTATTGAAGTCTTTCACTATAGAAGATGATTTCTTCTCCTCGCTCAAGTTGATTGTCTGTAAGCAAGCCTAAAGAAAAAGCCTCGCTAAGTTGAATAGCTAAAGGCTCGATCGTTGACTCATAGAATGAGTTATATTCGTCTTCTGTATATTTGTTTGTAAAGATTGGCACTGACACTCCAAAGTAGTCAAGGATTTTCGCTTGTAAGAATTCTAGTGTATCCTTGTCAATCAGTTTTGGATCTACTGAGAGTGGAATGTATTCTGATTTCAGATCGATAGGAATGATCGAACTTCCTTTGAGACTTACCGATTCCGAAAGTGCAGCATCGAATAGCTCTCGTTGCTTCTTCTTATCTGTTTCTGATAACATTCCATTCATCTTCAAGATACCTTTGATCTGCATTGATGACTTAATGGCGTTATCGATTCCTTGAAGTAAACTATCATTGATGGATATCGTTTTGAGTATGGCTTCATGATCACCTGTCGATCCAGTTCCTCCAAAGATATCGTTTTGTCCGAAATGGCGTCTTAAATGAATGACATTATCGTATGGTAAAATGTATGATTCTCCATTATCAAACAACAGCTTAATAAAGTAGGTATCGGAACTGTCAACTATGATTTCAACTGTGATAGGTCTTAGCGGATAGATACCTTTTAGTTCACCAGAATCCTTATCAAATTTCGGATAGACAAACGCATTATCATTCAGCAAGAGCAATGTGATTGTCTTGTAGATGAAGTCATATGGCGTCATGATTTCATTTGGCTTATACTTCAAAAGAAAAGACAGTCGACCTGTCTTCTCGGTAACTGTCTTGTCATTTTCTGTTTTGATAAATCTTGGTTTGAGTTTGGCACATTGGCTAGCAACTCGATCGATACATATCTTCACAACATCACTATTCGAAATGTTCGATCCAAATGGTGTATAAAACTTATTCAGGTTACTGATTAACTGGAGTGAATCAAATGATCCAGTTTTGTTTCTTCTCTTGAAAAGGGTCATGTGAACCTCCTGTTATAAATGTTCTTCCTTTTTTAAGATGTTCGCAGCATCTTCAAGTATTTTTTGATAGAGTTCATTAACCGCCTTCATGTTAATTCCACCTCTTTGAGAATTATCTTCTGTAACATATTCCCAATAGTTATACTGCTTTTTAACTTTTAAAATGTCTTGATAAAACTTTACAATATTTGAATTTGAATAATATACGACTCTTTCAAAAACATACAGCGAGGAAAAACAGATGGTCTCTTTCAGGTTACTTAATGTCAAATCCAAATCATATGTATTTATTTTCTCCAAAGCTTTTGCATATATTTGATCTACATCCATATAATAATCGTCGAGTACAACAATTACACCTAAAATATCATTAACTTTTTTCGGCAATAAATCGTGGACAATTTCGTTGTTTTTTATGGATATAATGTTTTTGTAAACCTGCTCGATACATTCAACCATTCTTGTTTCAGTATAATCTATTGCATCTTCATCAAAATGTCTTAAGGAGAGTTTATAATTCATAAATTTTACTTCTACTAGAAGCAAATCACTATCATTTATAACCAAAATATCAGAAGTTCTTTTATGTTCTTTGTTATATATAAACTCTTTGACTACAAAGCAGTGTTCATTTACTTTTGTATTTTTTGTTATATGATAAACATAATCTTCAAAAGCGTATTTGCCGATGTCAGATTTCAAATCGTTGTCATCTTTTGTAATATCAAACATTAAGGATTCCGTAACAGCATATGTTATCGCCGGCCAATATGGAATGTATATGTTATTTTGATATCTAACAAATGGGTATCTATGCAAAAAGTTGAAATTAACAAATGATGTGTCTCTCCAATTATAAAGTGGTTCATAAAGATTCTTGAAATCAACAGCTTCAATAGTCAATTTGCTAAATGCTATAGGCGCATATTTTTCAAGCAACGATATTAACTTTGATACATTATCCATCTTTGCATACGCTAAAACACATGAAAATAATAGTAGAAATTCAGCGTAATCTACCTCAAACTTACTAATAAACTTTGCTTTCAGGTCTAACTTATCACTTTGATAGTTATATAAATAATTCGATCGATAGATTAACATCACATATTGTTTCAAGTATGCTTGCATAAAGGCAATGGCGGCTAATCCATTTCTAACGCTTTTATCAAATATTTCAGATAAATATAGCTGGGTTCTTACTATATTAACTGCTTTATTCAGCCAAATATTAGACTCTAGTTTCCTTGAATCATATTTATCAACAATTAATGAGAACATTCCTAATAATCCGAGTTCATATGTTTCATACATATGGCGTTCTCTATCTTTAGGAATCACAATTGGGCCAAAAAAATCTAATCTATCACGAGATAACCCTTGTAATAACTCAAGTCTATCTTTCATATTTAGTTTTGAAACTATGGATTCCATTTTTCTTAGTTCAGTTCTTGACCTATACAATACAATCACCCCTTAGGTTATTGTATCATAT